GTCAGCCCATCGCGACCGGTATTAACCGGCCACGAACAAGCTACCCCACCGCTGCATTATTCATGCAGCGGCGAGGCAACCCTCCCATCCGATCCTATCCTTTGGATCGGAGATATCCCAGACAACGGAAGCTTGCCTGCTACCAAGCAGAGGCTTCCCTTGACTAAAGAAGTCAAGAAGCTGGTGATATCCCTCTCGTGGTGTTTGTCGTTGTCGTGATTTTACAACCACGCAACGGACATCATACCTCTGGTATCGCTCAGACCATCTTTTCTTAAGATGAACATCTGAGTTACCCAGAAATGATGTAACCCCGAGAAAGCCGCGGTTACGTGGACCAATAACACGTAGTGCTTTTTGATAAGCACGTGGTAGCAGGTCCAGACATCTACTTGACGCATTCCAGTATCCTTTATTAAAGAGGTTATTGGACGCTTCGAGTAAAGTTAGGCGTGACCGCGGTCCGTCAGGACTGAAGGTCGTAGGTCTTACAGGAGTACAGTCGTACCCGTTGTAAGCCTCCGAGCCACACGATTCGCGAAACTTCCCAAGACTAAAACTCTTGTGGAGATTAATCTTAAGTTGAAGCGATCGCATAGCAACCTTCAAGTCCTCATACCCGTCTACGGGAAGAATAATATCATCACCGTAGACTCGGACCTTACCAACCAATCGGAGGATATCCCTCTTACGAATCCTGTCTTTCTTGATGCAAGCACCAAGAGCAAGACAGAGAAACACAAGAGATTGTCCAGGAAAGGTGGTAGCTGTCCCCTGCGAGGCGAATTTCCTAAGTTTTAGGAAACTCCCGTCAATATGGCGGAGAGACCTCGTACGTGCGGCATGCAGAGCGTTTAGAAGGAAATGATTTTTCCTAAATATTCGCTCCATGGTCCAACACGAAAGCCGATCACTAGCATCTGACAAATCGACAGTTGCTAGATTTCGATCCTTGGAGGCTTGTAACACAAGCTCTGCAGAAAGATCCTGCCTGCTAAAGTCGATAAATTGACCAATAAAGGTCTTCTTTATCTTCCCACGCAAGAAGGTCCACAAAGCCTGCTGGCACCATTGGTGTTCAGCAGGTTCTGCAGCAATGATCCGTGGTGCCTTAGAAGTCTTTGGCACACAGATCATACGGCTGGCGACCTCATGATTAAGAGGAGACCGACCGCCCGCGCGGATATCTATGGTAGTCATGCCACAGAATCCAAACGGGAATATGTGTTCAAGCTTATGCGGCCAGGTAGGGAAGAGGGATCTATCCCACTTTCTCGTTCCTGTCGCAACAGCTCCGGGTCCGTGCTTAAAGCCGATACCTTCGCTGGAATAAATGTCGTGAAATTCATCACTCATTACATCCAGGTGACCGAAGGATCGCGATAGGATATCAGCGACTTGCTGTACCCTATCAAGGACAACCTTGATTTTGGACTGGGCTAGCTCTTCTTCTTCATTATAGAAGAGATCACCAGAACCAAACACCTGACAACAATCGGAAAGAGTGATTGTATCAGTTGGTTCGTCAAGGAGGATTTCATCTCCGGCCCACTCAAGGGACGGAGATCGTAATCCCGATTCGATTTCATGGTATGCCTCCAATGCCGCCTCTCGGCGGTCATGTGAGCAAGCCACGTCCAATTTCTTCCCTAAGCAGAAAATCTGCCTCAGGAACATAATTGCATTCGGATCGGGCTCCAGCTTTAAGCAAGAGTCAGCATTGAATATCCGCAACCATAGTCCCGAGAATAATCTCGGCACATGGCACTTGCGTGAGACCCTCCTCGCGAGGGGACCACCAAGTAGTAGGCGGCCGTTCTCCAATCCTCCAAGAAGTAGAGGATCGAGTGACGGTAAGTCGAGGGTGTATAGCCCTTGACCCCTATTCAATGTCAATGAGGTAATGCGCAGAAGATCCTTCCGCACACTACTACTCATCTCCGGGTATGCTAAAAGGACGTCATACAAGACGCCTTCTAGGACGTGAAGAAGCAGATTAGCTTGGCTTTTCATAACTGCCCCTAACAAGGAGGTGGTTAATCCAAGTCGCTAATACAGCTATGTTGAACTAAGAGGGTCTAACTCTCAAAGTTCAAGAGCTTGCCGATGTTGGCACTCGAGCTGGCAGTAAGCCAAGCAAGAAGGCCAGTCACCACGTAATTCGGATCCGTCAGGGTATCACCCTGTTGGTTAAGAAACGTAGTGAAAACACGCCGTACCGTCGACAGAGTCGCCGGCGCGACGGGATACACAGTGTGAATGAACTCGACGTTGTGCTGGTCCATAAATGCACCAGGACGCTTCTTGTCAGTCACCTTGCTGTTCCTAATGAACAAACGGAACTCGTCCGTAGTCGAACGGAGATAATACTCCGAACTATACGGATCAGAATCATTGATCCTGTTGAGAACCTTGTTCACGGCATTCACCGAAATGGTGATAGTATCAGCGAACATATGCTTCTTCCTTATCTCGCATCGTGTCGGTTACCCGGCAAAATGCTGCTAGAGGTTATGTATACCTCGTTGCAGCTAACGAGGCGAGAATACCCACCTGATTGCTATTTAAAAAGCTTTCAGATGAGAGAGTAGGAGCAACGAACGAAGTCTTACGGGTCTTTGTCTCAAGCCTAGCAGCGAAAGAACTAAATGAATAGTCTCCGGGATTGCTAGGCCCAGAGCAAGTGACCTTTGTGACCGTATGTCTCATGACAGCTACGTCTGAGAGGACCATTCCGACAATATTGCGCTGAGCTTTAAAATACTCACCCGCAGTGCCGAAATAGTCTACTAACCAGGACCAGGGTATTAACTCCCAAGCCGTGGCACCATCAATGATGCCACCGGTTACGGCTCTACGAGCCTGCTGGTATAGTGCATACGCGCGGTCGTCTTGTGACAGTCGAGAGTAATCATAACTCCCGTCTGAGGTCCACCTTGCGTGAACCTTCACAATCTCGCCGGTAAACCAGTTGACTGGTTCTCTAATGAACAAGCCATCTGTTTGCAGGAAAGTATTTATACTTTCCGTATGTGAACCTGCGTCGACCACTACCGTTCTCTTGATACCTCCAGCCCTATAAGCCCGATCAAGTTCCTGAGCACGTATAGCGATTAATCGCTGTACATCCAAAAGAACATTTACGTCGGAGATTATAGGTGCTACCCCGAATTGATAGCCAAGATTGGCACCTCCCACACGTCCTAGCTCGTTTTCACCTGCTTGCCTGATGATATCAGGAAGCTCATGAAGCTGAGCTATTTCGGATGGAAGATCAACAGAGGGTCTGGATGGGTTCGTTCGGGCTGCGCCTTTCGTTGCAGCTTCGACCGTTCCCATTGTATCAAGACCTAGATGCTCGATTCCGTAATACAGACCCTGGACATAATCGCAAGTATAGTTTTGAAACCAACTTGAGAAATATCCAGTATAAGGCTTATCAATGACACCTCCAGAGCTTTCAAAATGATCGACTCTGAAAGGCGCATTGTCGCCAGAACCCACAATGTCTGAGCACTTAGCCACCGATTTGGTGAATTCAGTCTCTGGACCTTCTGGGCCGTCTGTAAAGCGACCATGACGTCCGCCATTAGAGCGTACGACTTGTTCTCTTAAACGATCAGGCATATAGTGTTACTCCAAGTGGAGGACAGGATCGACCTTAACACAAGGTCAACCCTGCGCTGTGGGGCCCCATTAGGGGCC